TTTTGTACAACATGAGTTTGTGGACCTTTCTTTTTCAAAGGTCGGCGGATTCGTGTTGTTTTTTTTGTCCTAAAATAAAACTTGCTAATAAATGTCAAGCAATTTTTGAAAAAAATTGGATCGTAAAAAAGGGTAACTTTAATAAACACCACAGTAGGTGATAAAAAAGAAGTGTAGGTTATTTATAAAGCTCCATCACTCTTGCATAGTAAATTCTCAAAAACTTATTAACACCAGCCATTTTGGCTACAGTCTTGTGCTTACCTTCAGATTCTTTCTTGATGATGAACTGGTAAACAGGGTCATTCTCGGGCTTATGTACCTTGAGTGAGTGCATGACCTCATAGCAGGCTTTACGCAAGTAGGCTGAGCCACGTTTTGATATATGCCGATTGGTCCCTTCGAATTGCCCAGACTGATAAGGAGGTGCATCATTACCGGCGTAAGCATTAAGTGCTTTAGCACTGGTAAACCTCCGTACATCTCCAATCTCGGCAATCAGGATAGGGGCCAGGCGGTCTCCAACGCCATACATGGAACGGACAATGGAATACTCTGGCATTGTATAAGCGATAGACTGCATTTGTCGCAGTATCAAATCGGCTGAGGAGCTGGCTTGCTTTAACATTAACAGGCACTGAGATAACGCAAGAGAAGTGGTAACATCGGGGCTGCGGGTGATAATGCCATCAGAGGCGGCTTGATAAATCGCAAGAGCTTTCTTTTGAGAACCCCTACATCGGTGTTTTTGGGCAAAAGCGATGTAACTATTTACAAACCGTTTTTCACCCATCTGAGAGATTTTTTCATAGCTCTGGTATTTTTCTACGAAGTCGAAGAAAAGCGTGTTTTCCAGGTATCTGGATGAGATAGGAATGATATTTTGAATACCAGGCATGATTTCATCTAACAGATTGGAGAGTTGGACTCTGGCTTTGACTTTCATAGAAACGCTTTGACTGTATTGTCTGGACAGAAATTTTAGGTCCTCATACTTTTGGTCGGTAGGGCTGTAAGGCCTTAACTGATATGACTTTTCTAACACAAAATGTGCAATGCGGACAGCATCCTTTTTATCAGTCTTTCCTTTTCTGATACTGTTGTCCATAAACTTTTTAACCAGGAATGGATTAATCACGAATACGGTGAATCCTGCTTCAAGCAGAGCTTTAAGGATGGGATAGTGGTAATGTCCAGTTGATTCCAAAGCGACTTTAGTCTCTTCTTGGTATGAATGAATTAAGGCTGTGAGTTGAGTAATATCGCTGATAGTATGTGAAAAGTCATGTGGCTTTGACAGAACAGTCCCATCAGAGCGAATAATTGCGACAGTGCTTTTGGATTTAGATACATCAATACCTACAGCTAACATACGGGGTTCCTCCTTTGTGAATTAGTATGATTGGGTCCAGCACTCAGTTATCAATTCATTTTCGTTAGTTACCCGGAAGCGAATCCCAACTTGCTTAATCGAATTAGTGATAATGAGTGATGGTTAACACTTTTAATTTCGGGAGCTATGTCCCACATTTAGGCCGTTAACCAATCAGACTCATCATAACAAAAAAAATAAGAATAGGGGTTCTTTCCCTACTCTTATATAGTACGAAATTTCTGGGAGAACCGGAGAAAGGAGCCTGGATGGAAAGAGATTTTGAAAAAGACATCATAGAGCTGGACGCTGCTATAAAATCCAATGCCGAACGGGATAATACTTTTACGTTGTCGGTACTGCAGCGGGTGAAGGCAATCATGCTGCAACAGAAAGAAAAGCTGAAAGCCTATGAGGATACCGGCCTGACGCCAGGAGAAGTCCAATATTTAAAAGACAAAAGTGAGCCGAAAATGGTGGTGTGGACACCAGCATATCAATCATATTATTCAGCTGGTGATGAAGCAGAGTGCCTCTGTCCGGTATGTGATTCAGATGTGGTTGAGGATGATGATTATTTCTGTCCAACTTGCGGCCAGGCATTGAAATATCATGATGAACCAAACTGACATTTGCGATACGAAGGGAGTACTTAATGGAAGAGTTGAAGCCATGTCCGTTTTGCGGAGAGAAGGCATATCTATATGTTAATAATGGAGTAAAGGTAATTTGCGGTACATGTAAGGCATCCACACAGGCGTTGACAGATGGATGGATTGGAAAGGCCCCTACTGGAAATGCAGTCGAATTTGTAATCGAGGCCTGGAACAGGAGGGCAGCAAATGAAAGTTAGAGATTGAAAGAATTGCGGAAGGAATCAATTTGCTGACATTTTCGATACGAAGGGAGATTAAATCATGTGGAAGATTATATTTACATACCCCGATGGTGTTAAGGTGAAACTGACTAACAGTTCCATTCCGATGGATAAGCGTCTTGCTAACAAGTATTATGATATCTACGGTTATAACTCGGATGGTGGAGTGTTCCAGCAGTATCCAAAGAAAAAGTACAGGCCTATGGCTATGGCCGCTGTGGTGGACATCCTGAATGCTGATGGAGATTTAGAGAAAGAGATATTGATTGATGCGGATGATTAGGAGGCAGGCATGAGAAAGAAAGGCAGTAAGCAGTCCAAGGTCAGCCGCATCGACCGCAGCAAGGCCCTGGCCGCTCAGGCCGACGAGGCCATCAAGGAGCGCATCCGGACGGCGCCGGCCTACATGTACACCAGCCTGTGCCCGGTTCCGGAGCTGCGGGAGCCGCCGAAGGGAGTGATATGGTACTATGAGACAATGTTACATAGACAACGGGCGTCACGGGTGTGATGGTCAGCGCAACAACAAGGGCAGGATACGGTACGGGTGCTGGGCGTGTCCGCATCTGGATGCAGGAGGAGGTGATGCCGGTGAAACAGACAGAAGCACTGGAAGAAGTGGCAAGGCTGGCCGCAAAGGAAGCGGTCAAAGAACATGAGAAACAGACACAGAGAAATAAGCGCACAAAGATTTTCCAGAATACTAAGAAGTTGATGGAGAATTATAACAGAATTTGTCAGAGTGTGGAAGAGGGCGTGGCGGAGCTTTCTGATATGGACAATAGGGAAGAACTGGAGGAGTTCACGGAGGAGGATATTTTTATCAACAGCATTCTTAAGAGCAAGCTCCGGAGCGTTGTCATGATAGGTCACATAGACAAGTGCCTGAAGCTCCTGGAGGATGAGGAGTGTCGGAAAAATACGCATGAGAAGTATCTGGCCTTTAAGTATTTCTATCTGGATGGGATGACATACGAGAATATTGCAGAGATTTACGGATATGGAGAGCGGACGGCCAGACGGTGGATAACGGAGCTTACAGGGATACTTAGTGTATACCTCTTTGGTTCAGACGCCCTTATGCTGGATTAGGGCCTTGACAGGAGCATGTCAAAATCGTGTCCTTGCCATGTCCGTTTGGACGATTTATAATTGTAATATGCAAAATTGGATGAAGCGGAAAGCTGATTGGTTTTGCACCCTCCCCATTTAAGCAACGGCCGCCAGGTATCACAGCCTGGCGGCTGGCTAACCGGTATTGTGTAATCCCTCATAAGACAGACCTGTACTTTAACGGGACAATGCCGCAGGGTACACAACCGGTGAGGTATCTGGTTTTATCCCCCATGACGTTTTCCAGATACATAGACAGATTTTCTCCTTTGGATGAGTCCCTGCCAGTGCGGCGGGGGCTTTTCTTTTGTCAGATTTTGGTGTATGATAAAGAAATGAATGCGTTGGGGGGATTTTGTATGAGGAGCGTAATGCGGCGTCAAGTTTTAATTTATGAAAACATGATAGGGAGGCTTGAGAGGAAGTCAAGGGTGTACAATTTTTTACTGATTTATTATAGTATCATTTTAATAGCTTATTCGCTTGTAGCCTTTATATTTTCTAAAGCAATAAACCCATATCTACTGCCTTTTTGTAATATCATGATTTCCGTGGTTATGTTAATATTCTCCGTTATAAATAATCTTGCGAATTATCAAGAAAGGATAAAAAAGATTTCTAAGTCAAAGGAAGAAATAGAAAAAACACTTGTAAATGAAGGAGATTCAATAACAAACGAAGCACAACTACTATATCATCAAATTGTGAATAATACCGAAAAAGCATCACAGGAGGATATTAATGCCGTAGATAAAGAAAATACATCATTTAATGGATTATTTCGTTTATTGTTATATTTATTACTTGTAATTGTTCCGTTAATCATTTTGGTTGAGTGCATTTACTGGCCTAAATTTAATGGATATTATATGTCACCGTATTATTGGACTCATGGACAATGATTTTATTCAATAGTAAGCAGGAGTCACCTCCGGGCGGCTCTTTTTCTATTCCCAAAACAACACGAAATGAGGTGAGGAGGCATGGCCAGGGCGCCAGATGCAAGAATAGAACAGGCCAAGGCCATGTACCGGAAAGGCATCAAATTAGTTGAGATTGCAAGTCAACTAAACCTGCCGGAGGGGACGGTCCGCCGATGGAAATGTACCCATAAGTGGGATAGCGAACGTTCGGATAAAAATAACGAACGTTCGGTTAAGAAGAAAGGTGGGCAGCCTGGAAACAGCAATGCTGTTGGTAACGAAGGGGGAGCTCCAGAACAGAATAAGAACGCAGAAAAATACGGTTTCTTCAGCAAGTACCTGCCTGAGGAGACCGTTTCCATTATCCAGGAGATGCCCACGGACCCGCTAGACATCCTTTGGGACCAGGTGCAGATTGCGTATGCTGCAATCATCCGGGCGCAGTCCATCATGTATGTGAGGGACCGGAATGATAAGACCATTGAGAAGGTGGGCCATAAGGATGGGGAGACGGTCACGGAGGAGCGCTGGGAGGTACAGCAGGCCTGGGACAAGCAGGGAAATTTCCTGCAGGCGCAGGCCCGGGCCCAGAAGACGCTGGAGGGTCTTATCAAACAGTATGATGAGCTCCTGCATAAAAACTGGGAGCTGGCCAGTGAGGAGCAGAAGGCGCGGATTGCACAGCTCCGGGCCCAGACGGATAAGCTAACCGGGAACAACCAGGAGCTGGAGGACATGGATGAGATAGAGGGGGATATCTATGGCAGCGGTAAATAGGTTTGTCAGGAAAAAGACCATCCCGTTCAACTTTTCCGAGAAGCACAAGGATTATATACGCAGGTGCGAAGCCTGCATGTATAATGTGGCGGAAGGTGCGGTCCGTGCCGGCAAGACAGTGGATAACGTGTTTGCCTTTGCCCATGAATTAAAAACCACACCAGACCGGATCCACCTGGCCACTGGATCCACGATGGCCAACGCCAAGCTTAATATCGGTGACGCCAATGGCTTTGGCCTTGAATGGATATTCCGTGGTCAATGCCACTGGGGGAAGTACAAAGACAATGAAGCGTTATTCGTCAAAGGCCCTGCGACTCACGGTAGGCAGAAGATTATCATATTTGCAGGCGGAGCAAAGGAGGACAGCTTTAAGAAAATCCGTGGCAATTCCTACGGCATGTGGATTGCAACTGAGATTAATCTGCATCATGACAATACCATCAAGGAGGCATTCAACCGTCAGCTGGCAGCCCAGCGCCTGAAGGTGTTCTGGGACCTGAATCCGGATAACCCAAGAGCACCCATCTATGCGGAGTATATAGACAAGTATCAAAGGCAGGCAGATGCAGGGGACTTCCCGGGCGGATACAACTATATGCACTGCACCATCTACGACAACATCAACATTACCACAGAGCGTCTGCGGGAGGTCGAAAGCCGGTATGATAAGAACAGTATCTGGTACCTCCGGGACATCAAGGGAATGCGCGTGGTGGCCAACGGCCTTATCTATCGCCGGTTTGCTGATGATACAAGTACCAAGCAGTACACGTTCCGCCTGACAGATAAGCCTAAAGACATCATGGAAATTATTCTGGGGATTGATTTTGGCGGCAGTGGTTCCGGCCATGCCTTCACGGCCACAGCCATTACCAGGGGATACCATAACGTGGTTGTCCTGGCATCAGAATGGATTGGCTGCAAGGACGAGAAGGGGAACCAGATAGAGATTGACCCAGAAATGCTGGGGACCATGTTCTGTAACTTCTGCCAGAAGATTATCAGCAGGTACGGGTACATTACAACAGTGTATGCAGACAGCGCAGAGCAGACGCTGATAGCTGGCATCCGGAGCAGCCTGCGTAAACATGGACTTGGATGGGTACGTGTAGAAAATGCACTGAAGACTGAAATTAATGACAGGATTAACGCCACCGCCATACTGATGGCACAGGGGCGTTTTTATTATGTCCAGGGAGAGTGTCAGAGCCTTGTGGATGCCCTGAGTACAGCCGTGTGGGACCCAAAGGAATTGACGAAGAATGTCCGCTTAGATGATGGCACAAGCGATATTGACAGCCTGGACAGCTTTGAGTATACGTTTGAACGGCAGATTAGCAGGCTCATAAAGTATGGATAGGAGGTGAGGGGACGATGAGATTCACAAAGATGCTGGACTTAATCACGAATGTCCTGAATAAGGATGCGGACACGCAGGTGGATGTGTGCCTGACATCCCAGATGGCGAACCAGATAGAGTTGTGGACCCGGATGTATGAGAACCGGTCCCCCTGGGTGAATAACAAGGACGTGCTCAGTGCGAACTTAGCGCCGGCCATTGCCTCAGAGATTGCGCGCCTGGTGACGTTGGAGCTTAAATCTGAGGTGACAGGTGGAACGGCGGCGGATTACCTGAATGAGCAATATCAGCGTAAGGTGATCAAGGATTTGCGCCGGTATGTCGAATACGGATGTGCTAAAGGCGGCCTGGTGATGAAGCCGTACATTACCCAGCAGGGTATTGAAGTACAGTTTGTACAGGCTGATTGTTTCTTCCCGTTGTCTTTCGATAGTTCCGGTCGGATTACGCAGTGTGTATTCACAGAGCAGTTCCGGAAGGGTCAGAAGATATATACCAGGCTGGAGGTACACACGCTGCAGGGAAAACGGGTACATATTACCAACCGTGCATTTGTGGCCACAAATGATTACAGCCTTGGCAGCGAAGTGGTGGTCAGCTCCATAGACAGGTGGTCGGAGCTGGTTCCGGAGCTGCTACTTGAGGGGGCAGACCGGTTGCTGTTTGGGTACTTTAAGGTACCGTTGGCCAATGCGGACGATTCCGACAGCCCACTGGGCGTATCTGTGTTTTCCAGGGCCGTGGACCTGATCCGGGAGGCAGACAGGCGCTATTCCAACATCTGCTGGGAGTATGAGGGGACACAGCTGGCTGTCCATATTGCCACCTCCCTGCTAAAGTACAACCAGGACCGGGACAAGTTTGAGTATCCGGGAGGTAAGGAACGGTTATACCGAAACGTGGAATACAATACGGGCGCCGCGGATAAGCCTTTCATTGACACCTTCAGCCCAGAAATAAGGGACACAGCCTTGTTTAACGGATTTAATAACCAGCTAAAGCTGGTGGAGTTCAACTGTAACCTGGCCTATGGCACCCTGTCAGACCCACAGAGCGTGGATAAGACAGCCACTGAGATTAAGACCAGCAAGCAGCGCTCTTATGTGATGGTCTCTGATACCCAGATGGCCCTGCAGGATGCCTTAGAAGACCTGGTGTATGCTATGAGTTTCTGGTCGGCATTATATGGATTGGTTCCGGCCAGCAATGATTACGAAGTGTCATCTGACTGGGATGACAGTGTGATGGTTGACGCAGAGACTGAGCGGGAGCAGGACCGTAAGGATGTAGCGATGGGAGTTATGAGATTAGAAGAGTATCGGGCTAAGTATTATGGGGAAACACTGGAAGAGGCGGTCAAGAATCTGCCGGAACCGGCAATGACAGAAGAATAGGCGGTGATGTGATTGACACCAGAGGAGCTGGAGAAGCTGCCCAAACCACTGGAACGCACCATGACGGCTCTGGAGTTGTCCATCATGGATGAGATCATACAGCGCATCAAGGAGGCTGCACGGGTTACTTCGGTCATTGACTGGCTGTTGGTGAGGATGGATGCCATTGGAGTAGGCCGGGCGCGAATTAAACAGCTGTTAGGTGAGGGCATCAGAAAGGCGGGCCTTCAGGTGGATGACATCTATGAGCAGGCGGCCAAGTCTGACTACATCCGCAACAAGGCAATCTATGAGGCTGCTGGCAAGGACTATCAGTCCTATGAGAGCAACCAATGGCTGCAGCAGGTTGTGGATGCTGCCAGGAGACAGACCAAGGACAGCCTGCGGCCACTGGAAAACATCACTCAGACAACAGGTTTTAACGTGCCGATGGGCGGCAGCAAGAAGGTATTCACGCCACTATCTGAATACCTGGAGCGCAGCCTGGACAAGGCCATGCTGGGAATCACCACCGGCGCCAGGACATACAGCCAGGCTATCGGTGAGGTGATTGACGAGATGACGGCCAGCGGCATCCGGACGGTGGATTATGCATCTGGAAAGTCTGACCGGATTGAGGTGGCAGCAAGGCGCGCGGTGATGACGGGCGTGGCCCAGATGACAGATAAGGTCAACGAGAAGAACATGGAGGCACTGCAGACAGACTACTGCGAGGTGGACTGGCACATGGGGGCCAGAAACACTGGGACAGGCTATCAGAACCACCAGCGCTGGCAGGGGAAGGTCTATAGCAGTGAGGAGATGCGGACCGTTTGCGGAAAAGGGCAGATGCTTGGCTTTGGAGGAATTAACTGTTACCACATCGCCTTTGCCTTTATACCGGGCATAAGCAAGCGCAAATACACGGATGAGTGGCTGGCAGAGCAGAATCAGAAGGAAAATGAGAAAAAGGTATATAAAGGCCGGGAATATGACACCTATGCGGCGTTGCAGCATCAGCGCCGCCTGGAGCGGACCATCCGTAAGCAAAAGCAGGATGTGGAACTTCTGGAAAAGGCTGAAGCAGACAAGGAAGATATCACTGCTGCTAAGTGCCGGTTGCGGCTGACCAATAAGACCTATGTGGATTTTTCTAAGGAAACGGGCCTGCGGCAACAACGGGAGCGGTTAAAGATATCAAAACTGGAGGCGGGCGCAAATGAAGCCATTAGGAATACTAATACGAAAGTCGGATATCATCCGGATAATGACTACAGTGTAAAGCTTGATGGATATACAGATGTAGTGAATAATGGGCTATCCGAAGCAATAAGAAATGTTGCACAAAAAGGTGGTGCGGACGGATACGAACACATGTATTTGGTAAATCTGGAAACAGGAGTGGTGGAGTATTATGAAACGAACCAGATGGAGAATGAGGTGGGGTACCGGTTCTGGAAGCATTTAGACAAGAATCCGGATGCACAATATGCGTTCGTTCATAACCATAACACGGACAGTTCCTTTTCGGAACCGGATATGAGGACACTTTTGACAACAAGAGAAATACCTGTTATGATAGCAGCAAGAAATGATGGTGTCAAATATGTTGCGGAACGTTCTGGCGATGTCTTAAAATCGGTTATATTTGATGATTTATATGAGAAAGAATTAAATGATCTGAATCGACAGGTCAGAGCCGGAATAATACCTATGTCGGAGAGAAGTATACGTAGAGAATCATTAATTGTAGAGAATCTGTTAAAGGATTACACAAAAGGAAAGGGGCTTGTGGAATATGACGGTAGGCGAAAGTAGCGGCTGGGCATCGGCCACATTGAAGGAGGTGCCTTTCTGGCGCGATGATATGAGCCCGGAAGAGTATGAAACTGAACGGACATATTATTTAAAGAATTATCACTTGGTGCGGCCAGGATTGTATAGGCCATTATGGAAACAGAGGACGGAGGAATCAGAGTGATTGTAATTCCTATATGCCTTAAATGTGAATACTGTGAAATGGGTATGAAATGCAGGGTATATCCGCAAGGTGTACCAAGAGAAATTGTATCGGCTCAAAAGCCGCCCGAGGAAATATGTAAGGATTATAAATACAAATGGGAGAGCGAAGCATCTGATTAGTCAGGTGCTTTTATTATGTTTAAAAACCGGTCAGATGATAAGACCTAAAACAGTCAGCCGTTGGTGGATGGTTACACACCTACAAATAACCTAAGGACGGACAGGAAAGGAAAAGAAGATGAAAACAGAGGATTTACAGGCAAAGGGGTTAAACCAGGAACAGATTGATTATGTCATGGCCGAATATGGCAAAGACATCAATGGGATTAAGCAGGAGAGGGACACATACAAAACCCAGCTTTCCACGGCGCAGGCTACCCTTAAGAGCTTTGAAGGCGTCAACATATCGGAGCTCCAGGGGAAGATACAGACCCTAACTACAGACCTGGCCAATAAAGACGCTGAGTATCAGAAGCAGCTGGCGGAGCGGGATTTTAACGATCTGCTGAAGACTACCGCAGAAGGGTTTAAGCCCAGGGACATCAAGGCAGTTATGCCCTTCTTGGATGTGGAGAAGCTGAAGGGGAGCAAGAACCAGGAATCAGATATCAAGGCTGCTTTGGAAGCTGTTAAGAAGGATAAGGGCTATCTGTTTCAGGACGTCGGTATTCCCCGGGTGGTTGCGCCTACTCCTGGGCCAGGTGGTGAGAAAACAGATGACACAAGGACACAAGCAAATAATGCCTTAAGAAGTATCTTGGGCAGAGAATAAGGAGGATTTAGATTATGCCAGTAAATATTACAAGCAGGGCCGACGCGGAGGCCATTATCCGTGAGCAGGTTATTTCAACCATTTTCCAGGACGCGCCGAAGCAGTCCACTTTCATGTCCCTGGCACGGAAGCTGCCGAACATGACAAGCAACCAGACACGAATGAGAGTACTTGACTTCCTTCCCACCGCATATTGGGTGGACGGTGATACCGGCATGAAACAGACCACCAGGCAGGCCTGGGATAATGTATTCATTGAAGCCGCAGAGCTGGCAGTCATTGTGCCGATTCCGGAGGCAGTGCTGGATGATGCGGAGTTTGATATTTTCGGTGAGATCACACCGAGGGTCAATGAGGCAATTGGACAGCGCGTGGATAGCGCCATCATCTTTGGCGTGAACCGCCCGCGTAACTGGCAGAATGACATTATCACGCTGGCCAGACAGGCGGGAAACAATGTGGCTGTGGGATCCAGTCCGGATTATTATAATCTGCTTCTGGGCGAAGGCGGTGTCATCTCCAAGGTGGAGGAAGATGGCTACATGGCTACCGGAGCCCTGGCCGCCATGACCATGAGGGCGAAGCTGAGGGGCATCCGGTCAACTGATGGCAGTCTCATCTTTAAGTCCGACATGCAGGGGTCCACAAATTATGCATTGGATGGGGCACCGATGTATTTCCCGCAGAACGGAGCGTATGACAGCACTATTGCACAGCTGATTGTCGGTGATTTCAAACAGGCGGTATATTCCATCCGTCAGGACGTGACGGTGAAGATTCTTGACCAGGGTGTGATTCAGGACCCGGTAACGAAGGAAATTGAGTACAACCTGGCCCAGCAGGACATGGTGGCGCTGCGAATTGTATTTCGTATGGGCTGGGCACTGCCGAACCCGGCAACCCGGATGGATGAAGACCGTTTAGGGTGTCCATTCGCTTACCTGGAGCCTACAAGCCCGGTTACAACCCAGAAGGTGACCTTTACAGTTAAAGACAACGCCGAGACACCAGCAGCCATTGATGGGGCAATTGTGGATGTGAATGGTTCCAGGGTTAAAACGGACGTGTCCGGTGTGGCAGAGTTTAACCTGCGGGCAGGGACATACCCCGCGAAGATTAAGAAATCAGGATACGGCCAGATTACCGAGACGGTGACTGTGGCAGCTGAGGCAGTGACAAAGGATGTAACCTTGATTAAGCAGTAAGGAGGCTGGGCGCGATGCGGGCATACACTGACGAAACGTACTATATCAACGATTACCTGAAGGGGAGGAAGCCGGTCATCACAGCTGGCTTCCTTTTTTACGCACGTTCTGCCAGCCAGGTCATTGACCGGTATACATTCAACCGCTTGAAAGGTGTGTCAGATGTTCCCGAGGAAGTACAGATGTGCTGCTGTGAACTGTCGGAATCCGAATACCATAGGGAGAAGCAGCAGAAGGAATCCGGAGGGAAGACGTCGGAGAAGATTGGCACATATTCAGTCGGTTTTGCCAGTGCCCAGGAATCTGCTACGGCAATCAGCAGGGAACAGCGCAGCATTGTTATGAAATGGCTGGCTCATACCGGTCTGTGTTATCAGGGGGTGTGATATGTATATCAATGCGGATGTAACGCTGTACTTGTACAGCAAGAATGGGAAGACTGAGATGTACACCAGGATGCCCATAGAGGGTGTGTACTGGGAGGACGTGAGGCAGTCCACCTATCTTAAGACTGGCCAGCGGGAGGGCACATCTGTCCTTCTGGTCATCCCTATGGAAAGCCTGGCTGGGACCATAAAACTGACCCAGGGCAAGGACCTGGCTGTCAAGGGTATCATTGAGGATGAGGTAGACTGCAGCAGCCAGGAGGCCATGTCAAAGTCCCTGGCGGCCCTTAAGACGGCCCATAGATTCCTGACGGTGACCACAGTAGATGAAAGGCTGTATGGCAGCGAGTCAGTACAACATTATGAGTTGGCCTGCAAGTAGGAGGTAAGACTGTGAAGGTGGAGCTTAAGATGCTGCCTTCTGAGGCTGTGTTGCAGAACCATGGACTGCAGGAAGGCGGATCAGTACAGAAACTGGTGGACAATGAAACTATGCGGTATATGAGCGCTTACATGCCGCGCAGGCAGGCGGGGGAACTGGAGCATATGATGGTCATGGCCACGGTGATTGGATCCGGCCAGATTGACATACCTGGACCATATGCCAATTATCTGCATGAGGGTATCCTGTATGTATCCCCGACAACGGGCAGCGCCTGGGCAAAGAAAAACGAGATAAAAGTTCCCACAGACCGGGAGTTGACTTATGCTGGCGCTCCCATGCGTGGTAAAAAGTGGTTTGAGCGGATGAAAGCCGACCATAAGGACGACATACTGCAGGCAGCTCAGGCCCTGGTAGATAGAGGAGGAACCTAATGACAATCATAGATTATATGCGTCAGAAACTAACGGAGTATCCGAAAATATCGGAGT